GAAATTTATACTCCTTGCCTTAGTACTATTAATAGCTAGCTGCAAACCCACTAGGGTCGCGGACAAAGAACTTCTGCGCCAGGATCGCGAAAATAAGGAGTTGGAACTTGTATACCTACAGGAAATCAGGGAAGCGCAGAAGAATAACGACCGGGATGCCTATGAATTCTATTTTAGAGAATACATAAAGGTACCCCGATTAAAAATCCCTGAGTGGATGAAGGAAGACCCTCAGTATTTCGAGGGCGGTGAATCTGTAAAATACTGATCCCGTGTTCCGATTCACGCTAGCTACTCTCCTAATATCCGGATGCACGGTTCACAACTATCATCACTATAAGCATGAATATCGATACGATATTCGCATGGACGACAGCCCGGTACATAAGCCAATACCCAAAGCAAGTTTAAATGACTGAAAATACCGAGCAACTAGAGAATTTAATACGAATTGACCCTGAGATTTGGTTTAGCACCTTTGGGGTTATTAAGGATAAGCGAGGCAAGGATATAAAGCCCAAGCCTAATACGCTCCAAAAGCGAATGTTTGCCCACTACCGGAAATGTCAAATAGAGGATAAACCGTGCAAGATGATCATATTAAAGCCTCGACAAAAAGGTGCGAGTACATGTGCACAGGCTTTGACGTATCACCACATGCGAAAGCACGAAAATCTCTCAGGATCTTTGATGGGTGATATCAGTGGTACCAGTGATAAGGTTTTCGAAATATACCGCCGATATGCGGAGTACGACCATTTCCCCTGGACCGAAGACGGAGGATCTCTGGCCGACGGCGGTAACCTTGCGGACTTAATCAAATTGAAAAGCAAATCGGCCTACGGAAAAGAAACCGCGGGATCCAAGAATGCTGGACGATCCGGTACGATTCAGGTCGGAAATATGACCGAGGTTGCATTCTGGCCTATGCAGGGAGAAAGAGACCCCGCATTGGGATATCTGCAGAGTCTATATGACGGGGACAATGTTTCTTTAGTTGTCGCGGATTCTACACCCAACGGCCCAAATGGTTGGTTTTACAGAACCTGGGTACAGGACAATGAATGGGCGAAGATATTTGCCGCGTGGTTTGAATTTGATGACTCAGTTATCCCGTTTCACTCCGATGCCGAGCGTAAGGATTTCCAGGATACCCTGACCGAGGATGAGAAAGAAGAGATCGAACGATTTGATGTAAATCTTGAACAGCTCCATTGGCGTCGCCGTGTTCTTCAGGACAAATGCAATGGTGATCTATCCAAATTCCGTCAGGAATATCCGAGCGATCCTGAGGAATGTTTTCTTATGTCATCCCGCCCACGGTTTCACGTCGGCAATTTGGATAAAATGGTTAAAGCATCGGCGAATCTTAAACCCAAAATGGGAACCATGAGCGTACAAACCGATGGGAAAACCGCTAATTTCAAGCCCGATCGGTTGGGTAACTGGAAAATATATGAGGAACCCGAGTATGATTCCAAATATTTGGTTTCGGTGGATACATGCACCGGGGAGGATCAGCAAATGCAGGGTCTCGCCGCGGATCCTGATTTCCATTCGGTTCAGGTATGGAAAGCACCTTATGAAGATTGGCACGGCAACTGGCATGTCCCGCGATTGGTCGCATTGCATCACAGCCGATTGGATATTGGAGTCCTTGCCCAGGAGATTGAAGGAGCCGCCCGGTGGTATGGCGATGCATTTATCATCCCGGAAGTAAACAATTCCGGATTGGCATTATTGAAATATTTATTGGAAGCGGGATTAAGCGTGTACCGACGTCGCCGATTCAATGATTCCAGCGGGATGGTGGAAAAAAGCTTTGGCTGGTCTACTGATAAGGTTACCCGCAAAACGGTTATCGATCATATGGCCGCGGAATTACTGGAGGAGAACTTTGATATTCCCGATCCCGATGTCCTCAAAGAGATGAAAACCTTTGTCATTAACGATAAAGGTAAACCCGAAGCCGCTCCCGGGCATCATGATGATCATGTCCTAGCCGCGGCCATCGCTTTGTACAATATCGATAGCGCGAGCACCTATAAATCGCCCAAGAAAAAGAAAATTACCAATAGAATGCTGCATAAGAATCCCAGCCTAATGTGCCCGGATGGCTTCATGCGCGTCCCTTTAGGTGCAATTAAGAAGAATTACAAGCGGTTGATGCCGTAATTCGACGCAACTACTCTTTCCGTTATGGCTGATACGACATTAAACAAAAGAATTGCGGCTTTAGCAAAAAAACTAGGCGTAAGCCCTTTAGATTTAAAAAACGACTTAGTGGGTCAGATGTCGGTTGTTAAAAAGGAATTTGGCGACGGTTATAATCCAACATCAAATATCGATTTAGCTAACGAAATAGGAAAGTCTCTGCAAGCTAGAGGGCCAGAATACTATAAACTTTTCAGAGATCACTACGATGCGGAAAATCCAAATAAACCGTTTAGCCGTGTAATAGAGCCTTTCAATACTATTTTATCAGAAATGGCTGATCGCGGGCTTGAGAGTGATGCGAAAGAAAAATACGCAAACCCTTTTGGATACGAAAAAGACCCAAACGGAGAAGGTTTTTCAGTACCTAGCGATAGTGAAAACGCATTCATAGAAGAATTCGAAGAAGAAACAGGGGACGCAGCTAGCCCCGACCGCCCCAAGCCAAAACCTAAAAAAACTTTAGACGAACCCGAGGGCGGAGCGGCTCAGGCTCCAGGCAGCATGCCTATGACCCCCGAAGGCCAAGCCCAGGCAGCGATGCAGGCAAAAGCCAACAGCATGCCGGGTATGGTAGATCGCCTAGGCGGAAGCGGAAGCAAAATGGGCAATCTCGCTCAGGGACGGGTTCAGGCCGAAGCCGACAGACTTGCTGATAATATTATTAAGCAGAATAAGATTGATGAGCGAAAGAAAGCCACCCTCGATTTAGAAGACAACACGATGTCGGCCAAAGACGCTCAGTATAGAAATCTATACGATAATTCAGGTGGTAGAGAAGCCGGAGCATGGGATGCCTTGGGTGCAGAAGAAAAGAAGCAGATGTTTAGGAATTATAATCTAAACAGATCAGCCGGAGCGTCGACCCCCGAAACCGTGCAAGAAGGTCTAATGGGTAACGCGATGATCTCATCGAATCCGTTGGATAATCTGGAAACACTCCGTGCCGAACCGAATGAGCGAAGATTCGCAAGACCCACGGAGCCGACTCCATTCGAAAGAGATATGCCTGCTATTTTGAATAATGAAGGTACCGATCCGTTAGCATTTAAGGATCAGCGAGACAGTAGGTATCAAAACCCTGCATATTCGCAGGAAGCTCCAGCTCCAGTAAAACCAGAAATAGCTCCATTCGAAAGAGATATGCCTGCTATTTTGAATAATGAAGGTACCGATCCGTTAGCATTTAAGGATCAGCGAGACAGTAGGTATCAAAACCCTGCATATTCTCAAGGAGGCCCACCTCCGGAGGACTCAAACAGTATTTTCGAAAAACGTATGGCTGAAAAACCATACCGACCTATTGAGCCTAAAGATTCAAACAGTATTTTCGAAGAGCGTATGGCTGAAAAACCATACCGACCCATTGAGCCAAAAGAGCAAGCTCCAGCTCCAGCACCAGCACCAGCACCAGCACCAGCTCCGGCGGCACCCCAAGGCCAGTCCCCCGTATACGGAAAGAAACAGGACGGAACCTACGGAATTACCGGCTACAGAAATTTAGCTGACATGAAAACGGGAGCGTACACTCCCACAATGGCAAATAATGAAAGACGGGCATCTCAGGATCAAAGAGCTCGTTCCGGAGAAATGGAAAACCCATTCGCTCATCTTGGAGGAACTTACAACCGCGCTCTTGGTCAGCAAAATGAAGATGCCTTTGCAAAAAGAAGACAGGCTCAGGCCGAGCTTGCTAAAAAAGCAGCGAGACAAAGAGAGCTCGCCGCCATGCCTACACCCCGAGCTGATGCCGGAATGGATTTAATGAACAGCCTACCCATGAACCAACAAGTCGGAATCGTAAACCAATTCCGAAAGAAACGAGGCGAGAAAGAGATATTTAATCCATACTCGGTCTAACACCCAAAGCATATGTCCCTATTCGACGATTTAGATTTGGGTGCTGGGGATTACGATAAAGAAAAAGACCCCGGGCTAAACCAATTTACAAGTAAGCCAATCCAAAGGCAGTACCAGCCATTTGGCGGGCCGAAGCCTCAAAAAGACTTCGCCATATACAGACCTAGTGAAGACCCGAACCATCCGGACTATTATGGAAACCAGCCGGTTGATACATCGCCTCTACCTTTCCCAGGGTCTCAGCCGCAAGCTCAGCCATATCATAATTTTAATGACTACGATCTTGATGCTTACGAGCAGATAAAAAAGAAGCATAGCCAGATAAGTCAGTACGCCCGGGAGAACAAAAGATCTGCCAGTCACTACGGGACTTTATACGACGATTTTAAGAAGAATGAATTTACACCCTACTTTGAAAGCATGGGTGGATTCGGAGACTTTGAAACTGACGAGGAGTACATCAGTGCAATCGATGAGATGTACAAATCCGATCTCAAGAACAGTCAGTCAGAAGACGGATTTTTCGGTGCCTCCGACGCAAAACTTGCGTCCCAAGAAAATTTAAAAAAGTACGCATCCTGGAACCAACCAAATGGGATGCGGGACAAATTTCTCAGGCTAAAGGCCGAAAGGGATAGGCGTAAGGCCACAGCCGAAC